AAAGTTTAGCAAGCATTGCCAAGAGTGTACGGACGGCAATGAAAAAACATAGTCCTGAAATTCTCACCGGTATTGGAATTGCCGGCATGATTACCACCACTGTTATGGCGGTAAAAGCAACACCAAAAGCCCTGATTCTGCTTGAAGAGAAAAAAGATGAGCTGGATACGGACAGACTTGAGCCGAAAGACATCATCAAGACAGCTTGGCCTTGTTATATTCCGGCAGCTGTCGTAGGCTCCATCTCTGTATTCTGCCTGATAGGAGCAAGCTCGACTAATCTTCGTCGAAATGCTGCTCTGGCAACGGCGTATACCCTTTCAGAGTCTACTTTGAAGGAGTATCAGGAAAAAGTCGTTGAGACAATTGGTGAGAAAAAGGAACAGTCCATTCGAGACTCTGTATCGAAAGACAAGATGGTTAAGAACCCTGTTCGAGAAGTGATTCTCACTGAAAGCGGCGGCAACACGATCTGCTATGATGTCTTGTCCGGACGATATTTCAAGTCTGACAGAGATAAGATCACCAGGGTCATGAATGAACTGAATCGTCAGATGCGTGACGAAATGTATGTCACACTGAACGATTTCTACTACGAACTCGGTTTGGATGGAACTAAGATGGGCAATATGCTCGGATGGAACATCGATAAGGGTTACATTGACCTTGCATTCTCATCACAGCTGGATGCAAACGGTACCCCCTGCCTGGTGATTGATTATCAGGTTGCTCCGGTTTATGACTACCAGTAAGCTACCGCGCGAAATTTACAACTTATTTAATGGAAGAACATTCCACAATTTCACACATTTGAAAGGAGATTCACAATGAACAACAATGAGATTATGAACAACGAGGTCGTTGAAGCTACCGAAGAGGTTATCGAGAACGCTGGTTTGAGCAAGGGCGTAAAGATTGCTGCGGGTATCGGCTTAAGCGTAGTTGTAGGCGTGATCGTCTACAAGTATGTAGCAAAGCCGGTAATCGCAAATATCAAAGCCCAGATCGAGCAGAAAAAGATGACTGCTGAGGACGATACGGTTATCTTGGAAGAATCCGATGTTACCATTGATGACAACTAAAAATGCGAATTTGAGAAGTTCGGATAAGGGAGAGTACCTGTAACAAGGTGCTTTCCCTTTTTTCTTTATCACTCGAAAGGAGGAAAAATATGCAGCAGTATCAATACGACGGTCCTGTTATGCGATTTGATGATTGCGTACAACATCGTTGGAAAGCAACTACTGTTGCCCCAACAGAAGCGAAAGCGAAGAGCAATCTCGCCTATCGATATAAAAAAGAAAACGGCTTGATGCCGAACACAAAAATTACTCTGCCCGGTAAGCTGATTCCGGCATAAGAAAGGAGAGCACCCAGTGGAAGATTACAAATCCAATTCTGATAAAGCTCGTCAGGAGCAGCAGTCAGAAAAGAAAGTCGAGGCGGTTATTACCGGGGCTGCAAAAACTCGAAAAAAAGGCGAGATGCAAAAATTCGCAGATGTCTTTATTGCCGAGGACGCAAATAATGTTAAATCCTATATTTTGATGGAGGTTATTGTGCCGGCTGTTAAAAAGGCGATTTCTGACATTGTCACTACCGGTATCGACATGATTCTCTACGGCGAGGCAGGTCGCAGCAAGAAAAACGGAACCGCGTCTAAGGTGTCTTACCGAAACTATTATGAACGGGACGCGGACAGAGTGCGTGCAGGTTCCGTCGGCAACAGACGCAATACACCTGATTATGATGATATTCTCTTCGATACCCGTGGAGATGCGGAAGCGGTTCTCGATGCAATGAACGATATCATCAGCCAGTATGGAACGGTGAGTGTATCCGATTTCTATGATCTCGCTCGTGTTCCCAATGATAACTTTACTATGAACCGTTATGGTTGGACAAATATTGGCGGTGCAACTGCGGTACGGGTTCGAGACGGTTATATTCTGAAACTGCCTCGTGCAATCCCGCTGAATTGAAAGGAGAAAAAATAATGCTTGAATGTAAAATTTGTGGCACTAAATTCAATGCCGTTATCGAGAGACATTATCTTGCTCGTGATAACGGAAAAACTGGGCTGGCAGTTGCCTTTAGATCTACTGCTGAAGAATGCCTGTATGATGCATTTGACTGCCCGATGTGTGGTTGCCAGGTAATCGCAAAAGAGCGTAAGCGTGATTATATTTCATTTGTCAAGGAGGACGAAGATGATGAACAGATCTGAGACTCTTGATAAAGCAAAGGCTTGTGTATGCGGGCAGAGAGAGAATGAATACGGCTCTCCGGAAGATAATTTCGCCGCTATTGCTGGCTTTTGGAGCGTCTATAAAGGCATTGAATTCACTGCAAATGATGTTGCCATGATGATGGCACTTCTTAAGATCGCACGAATCAGAACAGGAACGGCTACGGACGACAGCTATGTCGATTTGGCTGGATATGCTGCCTGTGGTGCTGAAATCAACTCTAAAAACTGAAAAGGAGAATAACAAACCATGAAAAATAAAACTGAAATTATGAAGAGCGTGAACGGCGTGACTTCCAAGGCCGTTATGAAGCTCAAGAAGCACAGCCCCGAGATTCTCGTTGTGGCTGGTATTGCCGGTACGGTCGTAAGTGCCGTTCTCGCTTGCAAGGCCACCACTAAGGTAGCAGAGATTCTCGATGAAACTAAGGGTACTCTCGATACCATCCATGAGGGAATGGAAACCGGTGCAATCAATGGCCAGGAGTATACGAACGAGGATGGCAAGAAAGACACGGTTGTGGTCTATGCTCAGACCGGAATGAAGCTCGCAAAGCTTTATGGTCCTGCCATCATTCTTGGCACTCTGTCCATCACCAGTATTCTGGCATCTAACAATATTCTGCGTAAACGCAATGTGGCTCTTGGTGCTGCTTATGCTGCAATCGATAAGAGCTTCAAGGAGTATCGTGGTCGAGTTATCGAGCGTTTCGGCGAGCAGGTCGATACCGAACTCAAGTATGGCATCAAGGCGAAGAAGTTCGAGGAAATCGAGGTTGATCCCGAGACCGGCAAGGAGAAGAAGGTCAAGAAGACTGTGATGGTCGCTGACCCTAATCTCCAGAGCGATTATGCTGTATATTTCGACAGCAAGAGCCGCAACTACGAAACCAATCCCGATTACAACCGCATGTTCCTCAAGGCACAGCAGGCATTTGCAAACGACAAGCTTCAGACCCGTGGTCACCTCTTCCTGAATGAGGTTCTGGATGATCTGGATCTTCCTCGTACCCCTGCTGGTCAGATTGTCGGTTGGACAAAGGATGGTCCGGACGGCTATGTTAATTTCCGCATCGTTGAGGTAGAGCGTGAGACCGAGGATGGTCGCCATGAGCCGGCGCTTCTGCTCGACTTCAATGTTGAGGGTAACATCTGGGAAAAGATGTAATCAACCACCTTCAGACTTGGACTGGGGGTGATATTTTTAATGTAAAGGAGTTTTAATAATGCGCATCAAACCACGAGCGATAGCCGCCGTTCTCTGCATGATATTCTTTGTTGGTTTTACAGTATGCGGTGTGGTTCGCTCTACAGATAAAGAAACATCGGAGATCAAGCAATCTTATCCGGTTCTTGCGGAGGCAGAGCCAGTGATTATGGCGGATCTTCTGATGGAATCTCCTAACTTAACACCTGAGGTGAAGAATGAGCCGGACTATCCTCTTACACAAGAAGAAATCGACCTCATAGCACTCGTAACCATGGGTGAAGCTGAAGGAGAAACAGAACTGGGAAAACGCTTGGTCATTGATACAATTCTTAACCGTATTGACCATCCATCTTTCCCGGACACTGTGTACGACGTTATTTATCAACCCAATCAGTTCAGCGTGATGTGGAACAGCAGGATTGACCGTTGTTATGTCATGCCTGAGATTGTTGAGTTGGTAAAAGAAGAACTTTTGGAACGGACAAATTACGATTGTGTGTTCTTCATGGCCGGAGGATACAGCAAGTATGGTGAGCCTTTGTTTCAGGAGTGTTGTCACTACTTTTCGAGTTATGACTGAAAGGAGAACATAAAATGAAAGCTTTGTTTTCGTACATTCTTTCCACTATGGCAGGGCTTTGTCTCGTAGGAGGCATTGCTGTTCTCTCTGGTGGAAAGGAGTAAATGATGGATATTTTGGATGACTTCATCTCAACCGTCGACGCCATGCTGGACAGTCGGCGGAAAAGACACATTACTGGCGGGATTCTCCTAAGTGCAGCATTGCTGTTCGGAGGTCTCGCCATTACTGTTGTCACAATTCAAACTGACGAGGAGGAATACGAAGATGAGTAAAACCAGTTTTGCCATGTTTCTGGCTGGAGCCACGGTAGGCGCCGCAGCGACATGGCTTTGTCTTAGACAGTATTACGAGCAGATTGCACAGGAAGAGATTGATTCTGTGAAAGCGGCATTTGCCGAAAGAAAGCCAGTAAACACCAATATTGCCAAGAGCGAAAAGAGCAATGAAAAGCAGGAAGAGAATCAGCATAAGGCAGATATTGCCAAGCTGAAACCCGATCTGGTGAACTATGCAGCTAAGCTCCAGGAAGAGGGTTATACCAATTACACGGAGCATAGCAAGAAAAATACTGAAGAAAAAAAGGATGAGCCTATGCCCAATGAACCTTATGTCATCTCTCCGGACGACTACGGCGAGAATGACAATTATACGCAGATCAGTCTGGTTTATTACGCTGGCGATGGTGTTCTCGCTGATGACGAAGACGAGGTTGTCGAGGATATTGAGGATACCGTTGGTGAGGACTTTGCTGAGCACTTCGGAGAGTATGAGGACGATTCGGTCTTTATTCGTAATGACCGCTTGAGATGCGATTATGAAATTCTCAGAGACAATCGCTCTTTCTCCGATGTGGCTGAAGGCTCCAACTACTAATAGGAGGATCGAATGACTGAAATTGAGCTGAACAATGAATATTTTGAGTGGATGTGTCAGCTCGTATGCAACGAACGATATAGCCGGAGGCTGTCTTATCAGAAGCTTCTCCGTCATCTGCACAATATTGATTTTCAATATATGCTGCCGATGGATGGAAATCGAGCAGAAGATGGGATAGACCTCCGATATCGTTTTGGCTATGAAAAAGAATACGAGGGTTCTACGATTGCCAGTTATCTGGACAACAGCCCTTGCAGTGTATTGGAGATGCTTATTGCCTTAGCGTTTCGTTGCGAAGAACATATTATGACCGACCCGGATATCGGTAACCGCATGGGACAGTGGTTCTGGAACATGATTGTCAGTCTGGGTTTAGGGTCGATGAGTGATTCTCGATTTGATGCGGCGTATACGGACGATGTAATATCTCGATTTATGAACCGCAAATACAAGCGAAATGGCGAAGGCGGTTTGTTTACCGTCGAACGCTGCAAGTATGACATGAGAACTGTTGAAATCTGGTGGCAGATGAATTGGTATTTGGACAGCATCCTATGAAGGAGAATTATCATGATTCATACGCAAGTGTACGGGTTTTTTCAGACATGCTTACCCGACCAGGCAAAGGAGGTAAAAGAATACTTCCCAAATGGTAAAAACAGCATTCGAATTCGCAAAACCAACGGACAGGAATTTATATTTTCGTTGAGAGAGCCGAAGGCTTGGAAGTTTGAAACGATCGATCAATTTCTTGTCGACATGAAAGGAGAAAAGAAACATGGATGAAATGATTCGTTATATTTTCGGAAGTCTTCGCTGCTCCGAAACTGCGATGCGTGTGTTTGCTAAGACACTCAGAAAACAGAGGTCTTTCAATCGCAGCACCGTCATGGTCGCCACGGTTATGACTGTGCACATGCTTATCCAGGACTTGGAGATTCGCAGTATGCGTGACGAGATCGGGAACCTTAAAAACGAAATCAAGGAGCTTAGAAAAACGGAAGGAGACTAAAGAACTTCGATGATCGACTTTTTAATGATTTCGACCCGTAGTACGAAGCGTGGTGTAATAGAAATCTATCCGAAGTTTATCATTAAGAAAAGCTCCGACCTGATGATTAGAGGCGGTGACTTCTATGCCATTTGGTTAGAAGACCGAGGTTTATGGTCTACGGATGAGCAAGATGCGCTCCAGCTTATTGACCGGGAACTTGACAAGTATGCAGAGGAAAACCGCAAAAACTTTGATTCAAGTATTAAAGTTCTGCACATGTGGGATTCCGAATCCGGAATGATCGATTCGTGGCACAAATACTGTCAAAAGCAGATGCGAGACTCTTTCCACATGCTTGATGAGAAACTTATATTCTCCAATACTCCGACGAACAAAAAAGACTATGCAAGCAAGCGGCTGAACTATCCTCTTGAGGAAGGGACCACGGATGCATGGAATAAGTTGATGTCCACAATTTACTCTGAAGAAGAGCGAACGAAAATTGAATGGGCTATTGGTTCTATTGTCTGTGGAGAGTCGAAGAAATTGCAGAAATTTATGGTTCTGTACGGTGCAGCAGGTACGGGTAAATCTACGGTTCTGAATATTATTCAGCAGCTCTTTGAGGGATATTACTCGGTCTTTGACGCTAAGGCACTGGGTTCATCCAGTAACTCCTTTGCATTGGAGGCATTCAAGACGAATCCGCTTGTGGCGATTCAGCATGATGGTGATCTGTCTCGTATTGAGGATAACACTCGACTGAATAGTTTGGTTTCTCACGAGCTGATGACAGTAAATGAAAAGTTCAAATCGACCTACGCAAACCGCTTCAAGTGCTTCCTGTTCATGGGCACCAATAAACCGGTCAAGATTACGGACGCAAAGTCAGGTCTTATCAGACGATTGATCGATGTGTCCCCTTCCGGAAATAAATTAAGTCCCAAGGAATACAAGGCGGTGACAAAGCAGATCGAATTTGAACTCGGTGCAATTGCTTATCATTGCCAGGAAGTCTATCTGGAGAATCCGGGCAGATATGATGATTATATTCCCGTGACGATGCTCGGTGCATCTAATGATTTCTATAACTTCATTATTGATTCTTACCATGTCTTCAAGAAAGAAGACGGGACAACTCTCAAAGCCTCATGGGAGATGTATAAAACCTATTGCGATGAGGCAAAAGTTACATTCCCGTTCTCTCAGAGGATATTTAAGGAGGAACTGAAAAACTACTTCCGGGATTACAAGGAGAGATTCAATCTTGATGACGGAACTCGTGTGCGAAGCTATTACATTGGCTTTCGAACCGAAAAATTCGAGGATAAGGCACTTACCGAGCAAGACGAGCCTGAGCATAAACAGATCGAATTCTTAAAACAGAAATCGGTCTTCGATAGAGAATGCGCAGATTGTCCTGCTCAGTATGCTTCGGCTAAAGAGACACCAACTTCCAAATGGGATGAAGTTTCAACTAAGCTAAGCGACTTGACTACATCAAGATTGCATTATGTGAAAGTCCCGGAGAACCACATTGTTATCGACTTTGATATTCAGGATAAGGACGGCAATAAGTCGTATGAACTGAATCTCAAAGAAGCGAGTAAATGGCCGCCGACCTATGCTGAACTCAGCAAAAGCGGTCAGGGCATCCACCTTCATTATATTTATGCCGGTGATGTCAGCAAGCTCAGCCGAGTGTACGACGATCATATTGAAGTGAAGGTCTTCACCGGTAAAAGCTCGCTGCGCAGAAAGCTGACAAAGTGTAATGATCTGCCTATCGCAACGATCAACTCGGGTTTACCACTGAAAGGAGAAAAACAAGTGATAAATTTTGAAGGAGTGAAGAGCGAGAAAGGGCTTAGAACGCAAATCAAGCGAAATCTGAACAAGGAGTACCATCCAGCAACAAAGCCCAGTATCGACTTCATTTACAAAATTCTTGAGGATGCTTATGCAAGCGAACTCAATTATGATGTGACTGATATGCGCAATGCTGTCTTGGCATTTGCGGCGAGCAGCACACATCAAGCGGATTACTGTATCAAGTTAGTAAACAAGATGCAGTTTAAGTCCGCAGACCAGTCAGCAGGAGCAAAAAATGATGATGCCAAGCTCGTATTCTATGATGTTGAGGTATTTCCGAACCTGTTCTTGGTGAACTGGAAAATCGAGGGCGAGGGTAAGCCGGTGGTTCGTATGATTAACCCTACCCCGACTGAGATTGAAGAGCTGATGCGATTCCGTCTGGTTGGCTTCAACTGCTGTCGATACGACAACCATATTCTCTATGCTCGGCTGATGGGGTATACGAACGAACAGCTTTATAATCTCTCGACAAAGATCATCAACGGCAGCGCAAATTGCTTCTTTGGCGAAGCCTATAATGTGTCGTATACGGATGTGTATGACTTTTCCAGTAAGAAGCAGTCCCTTAAAAAGTTCGAGATTGAACTGGGTATTCACCATCAGGAACTTGGTCTGCCTTGGGACAAGCCTGTGCCGGAGGAGCTTTGGACTAAGGTTGCTGAGTATTGCGACAACGATGTTATTGCGACAGAAGCAACCTTTAATGCTCGTAAGGCGGACTTCACGGCTCGTCAGATTCTGGCAGATGTGGCGGGGATGTCCGTCAATGATACAACGAACTCGCTGACTACCAGAATTATATTTGGTAACAACCGCAAGCCTCAGGATCAGTTCAATTACCGTTTCATGGGTGACGAGAGTCAAATCTTCGACCCTAATGCGGATCTTCCGTTTACAATGGGGCTTGAAGACTACGACGAGTTCACACAGTTCGATAAAAACCATCGTCCCATCTTTCCTGGCTACACATTCGAGGGCGGTAAGTCCGTCTACAGAGGCGAAGAAGTTGGTGAGGGCGGCTATGTATATTCTGAACCCGGCATGTACAGCAACATTGCTCTGCTGGATATTGCATCCATGCATCCGAGCAGTATCGTAGCGGAAGAACTCTTCGGACCGGAATACACAAAGCGATTCAACGAAATTCTTCAGGCTCGTATCGCAATCAAGCATAAGGATTTCGATAAAGCCAAGAAAATGCTGGGCGGTGCATTGGCTAAATACCTGACTGATGAAAATGCAGCGGCTGATTTGGCGCAGGCTCTGAAGATTGCAATTAACTCGGTATATGGTCTGACCTCAGCCGGATTTGAAAATCCGTTCCGAGATAATCGTAACAAGGATAACATCGTTGCCAAACGAGGGGCCTTGTTTATGGTCAACCTCAAACACGCTGTTCAGAGTCAGGGCTTTACTGTAGCGCACATCAAAACCGACTCCATCAAGATTCCAGACGCAACGCCTGAGATCATCAAATTTGTGACTGAGTACGGCAAACTGTATGGGTACAACTTTGAGCACGAAGCAACCTATGATCGTATGTGTTTAGTGAACGATGCAGTTTATATTGCTCGATATGCTACGGTTGAGAAGTGCTGCGACCTGTATGGGAAAAAGTACATCGACTCCGCAAAAGATATTTGCAAGGAGAACAAGAAGCATCCGTATGCATGGACGGCGACTGGCACTCAGTTCCAGATTCCTTATGTCTTCAAGACGCTTTTCAGCAAGGAGAACATCGAGTTCGAGGACATGTGTGAGACGAAATCTGTGACGTCCTCGCTCTATCTTGACATGAACGAGGCTTTGCCGGATGTAAGTGCCCTTGAAGCGGAAAGAGATAAACTGTGGAAACAGATTACCGATTCTAAACGCATGACTGAGCCGATGCCCACTGAATGTGAGCGTGTCGAAGAACTAACGGACGAAATCGCCAAGGGTCACGACTACCACTTCATCGGAAAAGTTGGGCAGTTCTGCCCGATTAAGCCTGGCTGCGGAGGTGGTATCCTGCTTCGTGAGACTGAAAACAAGAAGACAGGCGAAAAGGGTTATGCTGCTGCTACAGGTTCTAAGGGCTTCAGATGGCTTGAATCCGAGATGGTCAAGCAGCTGGACAAGCAGGGTGACATTGACCGTGGTTATTACAACAACATGGTAGATGAAGCAATCAAGTCTCTGTCTGTTTATGGTGACTTCGAACGCTTTGCAGCAGACGAACCGTATGTTTCGGATAACACACCACCGTGGTTCGGAGCTGGCGAGCCTCATGAGGACGATACTACGCCGTTTGATGTGAGGTAATGCTTATGATTTTAATTCTGTTAATTGCTGTGCTCATTTATATTTTGTGCACGGTTGATTCTACCGAGTCCTGTATTCCCAATGAGGAGTGCAGGACTTGTCCATTTCCATGCGATAAACGCAAAAATTGAAAGGAGAAACTAATTATGGCTTACAAAGCAGTAGACAACATCATCATCGAGAATGCTCGAATTATCTTCCGCAACTTTAAGGGTGAGGAGTCCAAGTACAATCGCGCTGGCTCCCGCAATTTCTGCGTGGTCATTGAAGATCCCGATATGGCGCAGAAGCTTATTGAGGATGGCTGGAATGTTCGTGTTCTGGCTCCTCGTGATGAGGACGAGGCTCCTCGCCATTATATTCAGGTGGCGGTCAGCTTCGACAACATCCCTCCGAAGGTTATTATGATTACTCGTCGAGCTAAGACTCAGCTGGATGAGGAGTCTATCGGAACTCTGGACTTCGCAGAGATCCGCAATGTCGACCTGACTATCCGTCCCTACAACTGGGAGGTCAATGGTAAGACTGGCGTCAAGGCATACCTTAAGACGATGTATGTCACCATTGAAGAAGACGAATTCGCTGAAAAGTATGCCGAAACGGAGGGTCCTGAGGAGATGCCCTTCTAAAGGTGAATAGGTGCCAGCTTAGTACATGTCTGGTTAAATGTCCAGTAAGGTCTCGATTAGGTGTGCACGCCTATGACGGTAAGAGGAAACAGCCTTATTCCCTTTAATAACCGAAAGGAGGTAAAGCCATGTTGTGGCAGAAAAAGAAGAAACGCAAAAAGGCTACTAAATCTAAAGCAGTTACTCAGACTGCTCCTCATCAGCCGGCGGAAGAGCTTCCGCAAACGACTGAGCCTGAGAAAAAAGAAGAAACGCCAAAGCAAAAAAAGCCCGCTGGGAAAAAATGCAAAAAGGTTTTGTCTCCGGAAAAAGCTTTCTTAGATGCATTCGGACGATTGACTAACCGACATCGGGCTTGGGATGTTTGGCGTGACTTTATTATGATGTTCGCTTGTTCGCTATCTAATCCTCTCGATAAGGAGCACCGGGATAAGCGAGAAGCGTTATATTTGGAAGTCATCAAAAAGTATAATAAGCAGGATCAAGAGTTGTTTCCTGAACTGGCTGCGCAGACGGTCTTGGCTTTGGAGGAAAATCCGGAGCAAGATTTTCTGGGCAGCATTTTTATGTCTCTCAATCTCGGCAATGAGTATAATGGACAGATCTTTACACCATATCATGTCTGCGAGCTAATGGCTGAAATGACGATGGACGACACGGTAAAAAAGATAGAACAGGACGGTTATATTTCAATTAACGATCCGTGCTGCGGAGCTGGGGCCACATTGATTGCCGGAATCCACGCTGCAAGGAAGCAGTTGGAAAAAGCAAACCTGAACTACCAAAATCATCTTCTCGTCGTTGCACAGGATATCGATGAAACAGTGGCGCTTATGTGTTATATTCAGCTTTCACTTTTGGGGGTAGCAGGATATGTAAAGGTCGGAAACTCTCTGACAGAACCGATGACGGACAACGACAATAAAGAGAACTACTGGTTCACGCCAATGTATTATTCTAATGTCTGGGTGCTGCGTCGGATCTTCGGAGGGCGCTGATGGCAGGTATATCACTTCGAGACTATCAAACAGATGCCGTTGAGAGAATGAAAAACGGCTGCATTCTCTGTGGCGGTGTCGGTAGTGGCAAATCCAGAACAGCTTTAGCCTATTACTACAAGCAAAATGGCGGTAAGCTCGGTACAAAGAATTATATTCGGATGCCGGGTATGCCAAAAGACCTGTACATCATCACCACGGCGAGAAAAAGAGACACTTTGGAATGGGAGGGTGAGCTTTCACCCTTCCTTCTCTCTGTTCACGCGGAAGTCAATACCTATAAAAATAAGGTCGTCGTTGATTCCTGGAATAACATTGGGAAGTACGCAACGGTTGCGGACGCTTTCTTTATATTTGACGAACAGCGTGTTGTCGGTTCAGGAGCATGGGTTAAGGCGTTCCTGAAAATTGCCAAGTTTAACGAATGGATCTTGCTGTCGGCAACTCCAGGTGATACATGGGAGGATTATATTCCTGTATTTGTTGCAAACGGCTTTTATAAAAACCGGACTGCCTTCAAGGAAGAACACATGGTTATGACCTGGGTAAACGGAAAGTATCCAAAAGTAGACAGATATTTAGGAGTCGGGCGGCTTATTCGACTTCGCAATCGCATTCTTGTGGATATGGATTTCAAGCGGGAAACCTGTTCACACCATGAAGATGTTTATGTCAATTATGATATTGCTAAGTATAAAGAGACAAGTCGTCTTCGCTGGAACCCATATAAAAACGAGCCGATTATAAACGCCGGAGAACTTTGCTATGTATGGCGCCGTATCGTAAATGAAGACGAGACCAGGCAAATTGCTTTGATGGAGCTGTTTGAGAAACATCCTAAAATGATTGTTTTCTATAATTTCGACTACGAGCTTGATATTCTGAAAAATCTCTACTATGGAGAAAATGTCGAGATCGCTGAATGGAACGGCCATAAGCATCAACCTATTCCAACTTGCGATAGCTGGGTGTATCTGGTTCAGTATACTGCCGGTGCTGAAGGATGGAACTGCATTAGCACAGACACCATCGTGTTCTACTCGCAGAACTACTCCTACAAAATCATGAAGCAGTCAGCTGGGCGAACTGACCGCTTAAACACACCGTTCAAAGATTTATATTACTACCATTTGAAATCCCGTTCCGGCATTGATTTGGCTATCAGTCGAGCGTTAAGCGAAAAGCGGAATTTCAACGAAACCAAGTATGTCGGCAGCTATAAACCCAAAGCTGCCTGAGAAAGGAGAAAAGATGATAACAATTGATGTCGCGGAGTATTGCTCTGCTTGCATGGACTTCGACCCAGATGTTCAACGACCGCAAAAAGCATACGGAATGAGTGAAGAGATCGTCATATCCGACACAGTCATTCGATGCTCAAATCGAAATCGGTGCAAAAACATTGAGCGATACCTGAGAAAGAAGGTGACAGACGATGGCGTTGACAAGACTGGCGGAGCAATGCCGTGAATGTTCTTTTGTCGAGACCTGTGAGCACAAGGAAATGGAAGCATTGGGATATTTACCAGAACCGATTATGGCAGATGTCAAAGCCCCGGTTACCGCTGATATAGCTGCTCCCATTTTGAGAGAAACCGTAAGCCGTGTGGTAGACGGCAAAGTTGTAACAATGTATAAGGACGAGTTAGAGAAGATCCTTTATAAGGATTTATATTCTCATCTTGGACTTCAATTTGGAGGATAATATATGCCTGAATACGAAAAAGATACATTATATCGTCCCGAAACGAAGAAGAGTGGCAGCCTTGCTTATAAAATTGGGCAGGCTATCGCTATTCTGATGTCTTTGTGTGCCAGTGCGATTATCGTAGCGGCGACGATCAAGCTTATTATGTGGATTTTGTAAGGAGGTTTTGCAGATGAATGAGGAAAAGGAAGTCTATTTTGGCCAGTATTGCAAATCGTGCAAGCACCACGGTCTTGAAGAGTCCAAAGACCCATGCAATGACTGTCTCGCAGAACCCAGCAATACAAATTCCCACAAACCAATGAACTATGAAAGCAAAAACAATTCTTGATGCCGAGAAAAAGGATGCGATTGATATTGCAACGGAACTTTGCTATAGCGAAGAAGTTAAGAGAAAAATTACACAGGCAAAATCTGTTTATGAAATTGGTCGCATCCTTAAACAGGCACGGCTCGATCAAGAGTGATATTTCTGAAAGGAGAAAAGAAACATGAATCTTGAGGAGTTCAGAAAGGCACTTTCGTCAGATGCTACTGAAGAGAATGCACAACTGAAAAGACAGTTGTCAGACATTCAGACTGAATGCCATGAAAAGCTTTCAAAACTCGAAAATGAAAACGATTCACTTAAAGAAAGTTGTCGGGTTTTATGCAATCGATGCTTTACTCTTACGAGAGGGGTTACTTGTCTATTTTGTGGTCTCGATTACCCCTGCCCTCATATGCCGGGGCTTGAGGAACAGGTGGCTATGGCTCATAAAATGAGAAAGGAGATCGAAAAAAATGGCTAATGGGTATCGTAATGCTCTTGTTCAACAAATAAAAGACGCAGGTCAAGAACTTATCAACCGAGCTGAATCGATGGTGCATCCCGAAAATGATTTAATCACTGATTTTTCCATAGTAATCCATTTCGAGCAGCATGAGGTACCTACAATCGACTACACAACCAGCGTGGTAAACAAAGTTGCTTGCGATCGGGTTATCTATCAGAAAGGAGAATCCAATGTCTCAAAAATATGATGAATATCTGGAAAAACACAGGCAAGCTGTAAAAAAGGCTTATCAGTGGATTGCTGCTTATATTCCAGAACTGACAGATGTGGAGGCGACTCGAAATATTGAGTTCCATGATATGTCGAAGAATACGCCAGATGAGTACACGCCTTATGACAACTATTTCTATGGGGAGCAAACCCCAGCAATCATCGAGGCGTTTAACCGGGCATGGCTTATGCATATCCACCGAAACCCCCATCATTGGCAGTATTGGGTCTTAATCAACGACGAACCTAAAGAAGGAACTATCCTTATCGAAATGCCGTATCCATACATTATTGAGATGATCTGTGACTGGTGGGCATTCAGTTGGATTAAAGGTGACCTTTCCGAAATGTTTGCCTGGTATAAAGACCATGCCGATTATATTAAGTTACACAATAACACTCGTTCGATTGTAGAAGAAATTCTGGAAATAATTCGGACGAAGCTTACGGAGGTAGAAAATGCTGAAAATTGAAAACACCGAGGTTATTGGCTGGGAACACGCCATTCGTGGTATGCGGAACCCTAAGAACTCTTGGGAGAAGAGCGATAGTGGTGTTTGCGCCACGCATGGTCCAGCTCATTGCGCAGATTGTGTATACACTGATTGCCACGCTGACGATGTGGAGATTGGCACAAAATATATTCTCGGGGGCGATGATTTAACACTCATGACCACCCTCCGCAATGCCGGCACTGACCATCGCAAGTTCATGCGGATGATTACCGTCTATCTCGACATCACTGCCCCGCTGTACTGGTGGAAGGAGTTCGACACCTACAAAGTTGGTACGGTTGCTAACTCCTGCTCCACGATGCACAAAATTGCAGCGAAGGAGTTTACACTGGAGGACTTCAGCCACGAGCATTTGCAGGAGGACTCTGTAGCTGTGCTCGAAACGGTTATTCATACCTTGAATGTCCATCGAGATTGGTTTAATAATAAGGTACTGGATGACCCCAAGATCGATTGGTGGCAGATGATCCAGCTTCTCCCCAGTTCCTACAACCAGAAGCGGACAGTCATGCTGAACTATGAGGTTCTGGCAAACATCTATAAATCCCGTCGGCATCACAAGCTCGACGAATGGCACACGCTTTGCGACTGGATTGAGAGTTTGCCTTATTCTGAGCTGATTACTGGCAAGGAGGAAATGGCGGATGTTTGATGGTGGAGTAAAAGAAACCTTGTGCACTCGCTGTGCTCATCGAGATGTCTGTGCACATAAACAGGACTATTTTGATATTCTCAAAGCGGTCGAAAATGCAACTGTGACCCGAGATACGGGCGATGGAAAGATCACATCAAAGAAAGTGATTCACTATGACTTCATCAGCGGCATCTCTGTTGGGTGTAAGTATCACCAAAATTGGACAGAAACCTATCGTTCCGGAGAAGCAATCCTCTGAAACTGCACGAAAAATACACCCCCTATTATGAAAGGAGGTAACGCACATGAATTATTTTCTGGCAGTTAATGATCGGCAACTCGGCACTTGTTTGAGAATGCTGTTTGCTGAGAAACTTCAGCCTGCTGTCCAAACCGTGTTGAACGAAAAGGGCAAGATTGAGTTTCACATCAGCATTGCAGCAGATCAAGAAGTGTTCGAAGAACTGAACGAGCGCTACAAGATCATGATTTCGTAAGTTACTCGATTTCAAAGGTAAAGGGGCCGTAACAAGCCCTTTTACTTTTGTTATATTTATGGTAAAATACTACGAGGAGGTCGTCAAATGAGAATTATTCGAGACATATTTTGGATATTATTGATTATTACTGTGCCGGTAGCAATCTTTGATAAATTCTTTAGACCTTATTGCATGACCGTTATTGAAAGGATGTGTAACAAGGATGAAAGTTAAATCCAGAATGTCCTGTCCTGTTCGAAGGAAAGACGGTACATGGACTACTGTTATCAAAGAATTTGAGGAAGATATTCCAGATCTCGGGCGAGAAGAACTTATCTGCAACAAATGCGGACGCCCAGATTATCCGAAATGCAAGGAAACGGTTTGTGAAGCCTGGAAATACCACGAATCGAAAAAACAATAACTCATTTAAGAGCTGAGGTTAAACCTTGGCTCTTATTTTTGTGTAAAGGAGAAAACTATGCTTGCCAGAGAAGCGACAAAAGCGGATATTCAGGCTGTTCGTGACCGTCTGCGGGAAGCAAAAGAACAACGTCAGCTTGATATTCAAATAAACCAGGCTATTGCACTGGTGAATCGTAATCACAGGAGGAAAGAATATGACACCGAACGATTATCAGCAGGCAGCTCTTCGCACAGCCCCAGGAGATTTACCGCCTGAGAAACTTCTGCTCAATGGCTTAATGGGACTGAACGGAGAAGCCGGCGAAGCAATTGATATTTTGAAAAAGCATCTGTTTCAGGGGCATGAGCTGGACACTGCACATATGGCTAAAGAGCTTGGAGATGTGGCTTGGTATCTCGCTGTAAGTGCAAACGCTATTGGGTATGACCTTGAAACCATCATGCAGATGAATGTGGATAAACTGAAAGCCAGGTATCCGGATGGTTTCGACGCTGAACACAGTCTGCATCGCAATCAGGATGATATTTAAGGAGGGTTTTCTATGAATGAACAATTCGGAGAAAAGGTAAAAGCTATTTTTGATAGTATTACCGTTCTTCAAGCAAAGGACAGCGACTTGAAACGAGATAACGCCAACATCAACGGTGACTCCCCTATGGGGGCTATGCTGCAATATGGTGCCAATACCGCCAAGGAGTACAATCTGGAGTATTTAATTAAACCTGCAATTGCAGAACTTCACCGCGATGGATGGATTCATATACACGATCTTGACTTCTATGCATGGACGACGACCTGCACGCAGATTGAGCTTCGCAAGCTCTTCAAGAATGGATTCAATACCGGACACGGTCATCTGAGAGCACCAAAAAGCATCGGTTCGTATGCTGCTCTGGCTGCTATTGCCATTCAGTCGAATCAAAATGACCAGCATGGCGGACAGAGTGTCGTGGACTTCGATTATGCTATGGCCGAAGGTGTCCGTTACACCTATCAAAAATATCTGAAAGAAGGCTATGAGATTTGCGAACGCCTCAACGATCTGAAAGATAAAGCATGGATTCTCGACTATGCTATGGAAAAGACCACCCGTGATACCTATCAGGCTATGGAGGGGTTTATTCATAATCTGAATACCATGCATTCCCGCGCCGGCGCGCAAGTTCCATTCAGCTCTATTAACTATGGCACAGATACATCTTGGGAAGGTCGTCTTGCTATTGAACAGCTTCTGCTTGCTACGGAAGCAGGACTCGGTCATGGCGAAACACCAATCTTCCCGATTCAGATTTTCCGTGTCAAAGAGGGTGTCAACTATAATCCGGACGATCCAAACTATGACTTGTTTAAGCTGGCAATGAAGGTAAGTGCCAAGAGACTGTTCCCAAATTTTGCTTTCATTGACGCTCCATTCAATCTCCAGTATTACAAACCCGGTCATCCTGAGACGGAGGTGGCTTACATGGGTTGCCGTACTCGTGTAATGGGTAATGTTTATGACTCGTCTCGTGAGATCGCTCCCGGTAGAGGCAATCTAAGCTTCACTTCTATCAACCTGCCTCGACTTGGCATTGAATCCAAAGGCGACTATCTCACTTTCTTCAAACTACTGGATAAAATGCTCGACGCTACGATGCAGCAGCTTCTCGACCGGTATAAAATTCAGGCTTCGAGAGTAGTTCGCAACTTCCCATTCCTTATGGGAGAAGGCGTCTGGATGGATTCTGACGGGCTTTCTCCTGATGACACGGTTGGAGAGGTCTTGAAGCATGGAACGCTATCTATCGGTTTCTGCGGGCTTGCAGAGTGTCTTGTAGCGCTTAATGGCAAGCATCACGGTGAAGATGAGTTCTCCCAGGAGCTTGGCTTGCGTATTGTCGGCTATATTCGTGACTATTGCAACCGTAAGAGCACAGAACTCAGTATGAATGTAACCTGTCTTGCTACTCCCGCTGAGAGTTTAGCTGGGCGGCTGCTTCGATCTGACAGAGAAAGATACGGAATTGTCAAAGGTGTTACCGACCGTGAATACTACACCAACAGCTTCCATGTTCCGGTATATTACCATCTCCCTGCACTTAAGAAAATCGATATTGAAGCTCCGTATCATGCTCTTACTAATGCCGGTCATATTTCCTATGTAGAACTGGACGGTGATCCGACCAAAAACCTTGTAGCTTTCGAACGAGTTGTAAGACACATGAAAGAAGCCGGCATCGGCTACGGAAGCATCAATCATCCTGTAGACCGAGATCCTGTCTGCGGTTATAACGGTATTATCAATGACACCTGTCCCTGCTGCGGACGGAGTGAGGCTGATGGAGTTCCGTTCGAACGCATTCGTCGCATCACTGGATATTTGGTCGGAACTCTTGATAAGTGGAATGACGCTAAGCGTGCGGAGGAGCGAGATCGTGTCAAGCATGAAGTTGATTCGAATTTCGGGGATTGAATCGGAGTCTATTGTTGACGGGGAAGGAATCCGGTATGTAATATTCACTCAAGGTTGTCCACATCATTGCCCCGGCTGCCACAATCCTCAAACTCACCCTTTCGGTGGCGGAAAACTCGTGTCGATCGAAGATATACTCGATGATATTTCAAAAAGAAAAAATTGGATAGACGGCATCACCATTTCCGGAGGCGAGCCGTTCTGTCAGATTTACCAGTGTGCTCTGATCGCTGAAAAAGCTCATCAAATGGGACTTAGCGTTTGGTGCTACACTGGTTATCTTTTTGAAGATTTGTATGGACAAGGCATCGAGCTTCTTAAACATATTGATGTACTCGTTGACGGCCCGTTCGTACAGGCTGAAAAATCGTTGGAGCTTGATTTCAGAGGAAGCCGCAATCAGCGAGTAATTGATATTCCGGAAAGCTTGAAAGAAGGCGTAGCAATCTTGAAACAAACTTAGAAGAAAGGAGTACCTATATCATGGCGAATACTACTAACCCTCGACGAAATGCCGAAGGATATTCTGACCCGACCGCTTACGAAGCCCTCAAGAACATTGAGCGTGAAGAAGACGAAAGATTTCATAGGCTGCTGCATACACTGTTTTACTTGTGTGAGTTGGCTGACTTCGAGATCGAAGGTCGGATTATTCTGGTTGATAAACGGAACGGACGGGTTTGGAGATGAAAGAAATGAGCCCGTACATACTTGAAAATTGTGTAAATTTTAGCCCACTTTTGTTTGGCGGATTCGGGCAAAAGCCCACTTTTGAAAAAATTTTTGAGCGTGTACGGACAATTTTCCTGAAAAAAGCCCAGAAAAAGTGGGCAAAAGCCCGGTTTTGAAAACCAAAAGTGGGCAGAAAAATTCGGAGGCATTTTCTGAAAATGGCACTTTTTAGGCGTTTTTTGCCCCAAAATGGCCGATTTGCGCCGATTTGAAATTTTTCTTGTGAAAAAAGCCCACTTTCCCACTTTTATTTCTTATTTAATTGCGATAAAAAGTTTTAATAAATATATAAATAGGGCGAGAAAAGTGGGCATTTGGCCAGAGGTATGAACACATAGCACAAGTAGACGAAAATGTCAAGACTTTTTACCGAAAGTTCTTCCTTTTTCTTTCAGACTGTGCTATACTATAAGCGCCACACAATCTAATATGTTCAAGTCGTTTAGGGAAAACTGCTTTGGTAAAAAGTGTTTTCTCTCTTTACTCATTTCATTTGTCCCTTTGCGGCTTGATTGAGATTGTGTGGCAACAATGAGGGTTGGCACTTTTTTGTGCGTTTCTCGTTGCGGGGGCGCACTTTTTTAATGTTCTCGGAAAGGATGGGTTAATGAGATGAGTGAGAAGAAGTTGACAAAAAACACAAGCGGTAATATTGCTGCGGGAGTAGCCATGGCTGCGTCAATAGTGCCATTGGTAAAGCCGGCGATTGATGCTGTTCGTGATTATGCAGATAAAACTATAGAAGAACGAAAAAAGCTTGTTGCCGTACCTGTGTTGCATTCAAAAGAATATCCGTTATCTGTTGAACAAGCAGTCGAAATATTGGAAAGTTGCGGACTAAAAGCGACTCTTGTGAAGATGTCGACAGCCGATGCAAATATTCAGTATCGTCAGTGCTTCGATTCTCAAGTCATCAAAACTCATCCAAAGAGTAAAACCAAAGTTGAACGAGGAACAGCTGTTCTGGTTAAATATATACCTCAAGAGGTGATTGATGAAAGTCAAAGAATGTTTGATATTTCTGAGAAGCATAAAGAAGAACAACATCTTGAGAAAAGTATAAAGCGAACAGAACGGAAAGAAAACACAAAACGAGTGGTGAATGGAATAATCAGCACAGTGCAAGAAAGTGCAAAAAAGATTCCTTCCGCTTTTCACAAATCCACTGAAAAGGAGGATCACAATGAGCAAGAGCAATAGGAGCACAACAAAGAAGCGTGGCTTCGGCGGTTTGCTATTGGACTTTATTTTGGTGTTATGCACCGGTGGTTTATGGCTTATTTGGATTTTAATCCGATACCTCAGAAACAATAGCTGAGCTATTACAAAATATTTGACCGAGATACTTAAACGGTGTCTCGGTCTTTTTTATTATGCAAAGGAGAAAGTCATGAAATATTCTAAGAAAATCGGCACCAAGGAACATTACCTTCAGGTAAACAATCACATGGGCAAAATAATGGACAAGCTTCTGGAGAAGCATCCAGGCTCTGAGCAAGAATTGAAGGAACTTTTTCTTGGAGTGCAGATACTCAATAACGAGTATATCCTGAAAAGCCATCCTGAGTTCTTATCTGATTGAGCCGCTAATAGCGGTTCTTTTTTTTATGCCTTTTCCGCCGCGCGAAAAAAACATGTCCTTTTATGAAGAGAGGAGTAAAAAAGCTATTTTTAAGAATAGACATTCTCTTTTTAGTTTTGAAAAACTACATGAAAGGAGGCTCATTTGCCAATGCTCGAAAGTCAATTTCAATCGAAGCTCATTAAGGAGCTAAAAAAACTTTTTCCAGGTTGCATCGTAATGAAAAGTGACTCTGGATATTTGCAGGGCATTCCTGATCTTCTCATTCTGTTCAATGACAAATGGGCTGCTTTGGAATGTAAACAACACGCTGGCGCAAAAAAGCAACCGAACCAAGAATATTATGTGGGCAAAATGGACGAGATGTCTTTCTCCAGATTCATTTGCCCAGAGAACAAGGAGGAAGTGCTGCATGATCTTCAACAATCATTCCAATCTTGAAGGGCAACACGCTTTTCTTGGTGCCAGCAAGTATCATTGGATTAACTATGACGAAACAAAAGTAGCCGATGCCTATTCAAAATTTTTGGCTACACAGCGAGGGACTGTTCTGCATGATTTTGCATGTCAATGCATCACTTTAGGGCAAAAACTTCCCAAGTCACAGAAAACATTGAATATGTATGTCAATGATGCAATTAGTTTTCGCATGGTGCCTGAACAGATTCTGTTCTATTCAGAAAATTGCTTTGGCACCGCTGATACGATTGTGTTCCGGAATGGCATTCTTCGTATTCACGATTTGAAGACCGGCGTCGTGCCGGCACACATGGAGCAGCTTGAAATATATGCTGCTCTTTTTTGTTTGGAATACAAGGCGAAGCCGTCAGAAATCGAGATGGAGCTTCGTCTGTATCAGAACAATGAAATTCTGTATCACAAACCTACTGCCGAAGATATTGTACCAATTATGGACAAGATTATTACCTTCGACAAGGTTATCAGAAAAATCAAAGAACAGGAGGGTTAAACCATGAGTCTCACGGATGATATTTTAATGCATTACGGTATGCCCAGAAGGTCTGGTCGTTATCCTTGGGGTTCGGGTGATAACCCTTATCAGCATAGCGGCGATTTTCTCTCTCGTGTGGAAGAACTGAAAAAGTCCAATTTCACTTTTACCGATAAAGATGGAAAAAACTACACAGGAGAAGTAGCCATTGCAAAATCTATGGGTCTGAGCACAACCCAATTTCGTACCCAGATGAGCCTTGCAAAAGATGAACGCCGTTCTGCTGATGTCGCTACGGCTAAAGCTCTTCGTGCGAAGGGTTATAGTCTGAATGAGATCGCTGACAAGATGGGTTTTGCTAATGATTCTTCGGTTCGCTCGCTTTTGAACGAGAGTTCCGAAGCTCGCATGAATCAGGCAAAGCAGACCGCTGAATTTCTGAAAAAACAGATTGCGGAAAAAGGCATGATCGATGTTGGAACCGGAGTTGAAAGAGAGCTTGGTATCTCGAAAGAGAAGATGAAGCAGGCTCTTTATATTTTGGAAATGGAAGGTTATCCGGTCTATGGCGGCGGTGTTCCCCAGGTAACAAACCCGGGTAAGCAAACAAACATCAAGGTTCTCTGCCCTCCAGGAACAGAGCATAAAGAAATTTATAATTTTGAGAATGTTCATTCTGTCAGAGACTATGTGTCTCATGATGACGGCGAGACTTTCGATAAGTTCGTCTATCCCAAAAGCATGGATTCAAGTCGATTGAAAATCCGTTATGCAGAAGACGGCGGAATTCAGAAAGATGGTGTCATTGAAATTCGTCGCGGTGTAGATGACTTGTCTCTTGGTGATTCCCATTATGCGCAGGTTCGCATTCTGGTGGATGGTAATAGATATTTGAAAGGAATGGCTGTCTATTCTGATGATTTTCCTGATGGCGTGGATGTAATGTTCAATACCAATAAGAAAAAAGGCACCCCGACATCGGATGTTCTGAAGAAGGTCAAGGATGACCCTGACAATCCGTTTGGTTCACTTATCAAAGCCGGTGGGCAGAGCTATTACATCGATGCTGATGGCAAACGACAGCTTTCCCTTATCAATAAGCGTGCTGAAGAGGGCGACTGGGGTGAATGGGCGGATAAACTCCCCTCCCAATTTCTTTCTAAGCAGAGTTTGAGTCTGGTCAATAAACAGCTGAACTTGGCGGCATCTGATAAGATGGCTGAATTTGATGAAATCTGCTCGCTGACAAATCCGACGGTCAAAAAATCATTACTGAAATCCTTTGCAGATGATTGTGACTCTGCTGCTGTGCACCTTCAGGCAGCTGCTCTTCCTCGTCAGAAATATCAGGTGATTCTACCCATTACTTCGATGAAAGACAATGAAGTGTATGCTCCGAATTATAAGAATGGTGAAACAGTAGCTCTGGTTCGTTATCCGCATGGCGGAACTTTTGAGATTCCTATCTTGACAGTGAATAACAAGCAGGCAGAGGCTCGCCGAATCCTTGGTAACACCCCTAAAGATGCCATCGGTATTAACAGTAAGGTTGCAGAACGGCTTTCAGGTGCTGACTTTGATGGCGATACTGTCATGGTCATCCCCTGTAACTCTGGTAAAAGCAAGGTCAAGATTACTTCCACTCCTCCTCTGAAGGGACTTGAAGGATTTGACCCAAAATTGGAGTATGGCGGAAAACCTGCTGGCACTTTCAAGCCTATGAAGAACACACAGAAAGAGATGGGTGTCATTTCTAATCTGATTACCGATATGACTTTGAAGGGTGCCACGCAGGATGAGCTTGCAAGAGCCGTTCGCCATAGCATGGTAGTTATCGATGCCGAAAAACACAAGCTGGACTATAAGCAAAGTGAGATCGACAATGGCATCAGCTCTTTGAAAAAGAAGTATCAGGGCACGGTTGATGAAGACGGAAGATACCACGAGGGTGCTTCGACTCTGATTTCCCGTGCTAAATCGGAGACTTCTGTCACTAAGAGGCAAGGTAGTCCGAAAATCGATGAAAAGACAGGCGAATACATATGGAAAGATGTGGATGATCCTGTTTATGTCGATAAGCGAACTGGCAAGGTCAAAGAGCGTACTCAGCCCAGCACTAAGATGGCTGAGGCAAAGGATGCCTATACCCTGGTGTCCGAAGCTGATACCCCCGTGGAGCGTGCTTATGCTAACTATGCCAACAAAATGAAAGCCCTGGGCAACCAGGCTCGTCTTGAGATCCTCTCCACTGGGAAAGTACCCTACTCCGCCACTGCAAAAGAGGCCTATCAAGCTGAGGTCGATTCTCTGAATGCTAAGCTTAATGTAGCTCTGAAGAATGCACCCAGAGAAAGGCAGGCTCAGACTATGGCTAATGCGGTAGTGGCTGCAAAAAAGCAGGACAATCCGGATATGACAAAGGGCGAGCTCAAGAAAGTAAGCCAGCAGGCGCTTACTCAGGCTCGTGCCTCTGTTGGTGCAAAGCGAGAGACCATCAAGATTACAGACCGTGAATGGGAAGCAATTCAAGCTGGAGCTATTAGCGAGAATAAGCTTACCCAAATCATCGACAATGTGGACATTGACAGTCTTAGACAGCGTGCAACACCGAGAGCGACAACAACTCTCAGCACTGCAAAGCAGAATAAGATCGCTTCAATGAATGCTTCTGGCTACAGCACATCGGAAATTGCTGAAGCTCTTGGTATTTCAACAAGCACAGTGTCTAATTACTTGAATTGAAAGGAGTGACTGGTATGAATGGTTCTTGTGCCCTTACCACATTTGACAACCCTTACGATCCATTTGAACAGTTCTCCGATTGGTTCCTGTTTGATGTAGAAAAGGGTTACAACACTTGCGCTTATCTCGACAGAATTGCTCACACTTCTGACCAATTCTCTGAAGAAGAAAACAATCAAGAGATTGAAAGAGCAATTGACGAGATCATTCGTTATGACTTCATGAACATTTACAAGAAAGTGAAGAGAACAAAGACAACGAAATCAGATAAGGCTTGAACTATAGGTTGAGGTCTAACACTCTTTGAATAAAATTTTTGTTTTCTTTTCTGAAAATATTTGAACTTGAAGTCAGCATAAACAAATTATCACTTGATCTGCACTACTGCCGCTGGGCTTAAAGGCATGTGGAGGGGGTCTCCAAAATCGCACCCCCTACCTCATCGCGGCGGTCTTAAAAAAATCTCCGGAGGGATATTTTGGGAATGGGGTTTACCCCACGGGTGCAGTATTTGAACGAGCTTACAGGGTTGAGACATTTTCCATAAAGTGTGAACATCTCCTTTCATGTTTCTTTTCTCCTTTCGGTGATTGGTGGAAATTCAGCTCTGTAAGTTCTTTCAAATACTGCACCTATTCTCACCTAAAAGAGCATCGGTTCAGATAAAAAGTGCAGTACAAGTATGCGGATATGGCGGAACTGGCAGACGCAATAGACTCAGAATTTATTGGAGGTTATCTCCGTGCAGGTTCAACTCCTGTTATCCGCACCAAATTTTTTAAGAGAGGAGGCAGTGCCAATGCCAAAAGGTAAAGCTGCAAGCTCTTCCGACTCAAACAGCCCATTGAGACCACCGACATCTCTCGAAGCGCAAGAGAACTTAATGATTTCTTTGGCGGTTCAATGTGCTGAAAAGCAGCTCAGAGACGGAACTGCTTCTTCTCAGGTCATAACACATTATTTGAAGCTCGGTTCCAGTAAGGAACGAATTGAAAAGGAGATTCTGGAGAAGCAGAAAGAGCTTATCGAAGCGAAGACCAAGAATCTAAATTCCAACAGTGAAGCCAAGGAGTTGTACAACAAGGCTCTCGAAGCGTTTAGGAGATATTCCGGTGCAGGCGGTGAAGACGATGAGTATTAAAACCTATTCGGAGTTAATTACATTGCCGACATTTGAAGAACGATTTCTCTACTTAAAGCTTGATGGTTCCGTTGGAAAAGAAACTTTTGGTTTTAAGCGATGGTTGAACCAAGAGTTTTATCATTCGGATCAATGGCTGCAATTCCGAGATGAAATTATCATTCGGGATGAAGGTTGTGATCTTGGTATGCCGGGTTATGAAATCTTTGGTTCCGTATTGATCCATCATCTGAATCCGATTACTTATGAAGATATCTTAAATCGGAGCCCCTGCGTTTTCGATCCGGAGAATGCAGTTTGCACCAAGTTGAATACACACAATGCGATTCACTATGGTGATGAAAGCTTACTGGTTCTTCCACCTGTTCAACGCACACAAAATGATACCTGTCCCTGGCGAAAATAATGAAAGGAGAAAATTTCAATGACTAAGGAAATCTATGAAAACTCTGTTCTTGATGAATCGACCGATAACATCGAGGAGCAGGAAGCAGGGTTTTGCGAAGATGCAGCTCGGAATGTGATCGGTGTCGTCACTGATTGCCTGAAGCTGAACATTCGTGAAAGGCCATCTAAGGATTCCAGAGTAGTAACCGTTGTGACCTGTCTTGACGAATTGGAAATTGACATGGGCGATTCCAATGATGACTGGTACGCTGTCTGCACTGCTGCCGGCATCGAAGGATTCTGTATGAAGAAATTTGTAGCCGTCAGGCAGTAAGGAGAACGCGATATGGATAGTATACTGACATCGATTAAAAAGCTGCTCGGAATTGCTGAAGAGTATGAGCACTTTGACCCGGACATCGTAATGTACATCAATTCGGCATTCTCGGTCTTGACGCAGCTCGGTGTCGGTCCTGAAGAAGGATTCCGTATCGAAGATGCAAGTAAGACCTGGTCTGAATTCTTGTATGATGATCCTCGTCTTGAATTTGTAAAAACTTTTATCTACCTGAAGGTAAAACTGACATTTGATCCGCCTTTAAGCTCAGCCGTCATGGAAGCAATCAACCGACAGATCAGCGAGCTCGAATGGCGAATCAATGTAACAGTTGATCCGGATTAAATGTGAGAGGAGGATTTCAAAATGGACAATACAGCACTTACCCATCACGGCATTCTCGGTCAGAAATGGGGCGTTCGCCGTTTCCAGAACAAAGACGGTACTCGCACCACGGCTGGAAAGAAAAGAGAAAGCTCTTCTAAATCTGATGCTCCTGCTCATGAGGATTATACTAAAGCCCATAACAGTAAGAGCGTTAAATCTATGAGTGATGCAGAGCTTCGCAATCGGCTGAACCGACTTCAGATGGAGAAACAGTACAGTCAGCTGTCTTCGACTGATGTAAATCGTGGAAAGGAATATGTATCGAAAACACTGAAAGTTGCCGGTACAATTGCAACTGCTACTTCGACTGCTCTGACCATTTACAATAACTATGGCAAGATCAAAGAAATTGTAAACGGTATGGCTAAGAAGGCCGGATAAGGAGGTACTCATGGCATTATCAAACACTGCCGTTCCCAAGTATTATGGTATGTTTCGTGATGCCGTGATTCGAGGGGAAATTCCGGTTTGCAAAGAGATCTCTATGGAGATGAATCGCATTGACGATCTTATTGCTAATCCGGGTGTGTACTATGACGACCAAGCTGTTGAGGGATGGATCGCTTATTGCGAGTCCGAACTCACTCTAACAGATGGGTCAGATCTTAACCTTTTGGACAGTTTCAAACTATGGGGTGAACAGATCTTTGGTTGGTACTACTTCGTCGAACGAAGTGTTTATCAGCCGAATCCCGATGGTCATGGCGGGCATTATGTTCGTAAGAATGTAAAAAAGCGGTTAATCAACAAGCAGTATTTGATCGTTGCGCGAGGTGCCGCAAAATCAATGTATGGCTCGACTCTGCAAGGTTACTTCCTGAATGTTGATACATCTACCACTCATCAGATCACGACCGCACCTACAATGAAGCAAGCTGAGGAAGTCATGTCCCCTCTTCGTACCGCTATCACCCGTTCGAGAGGACCGCTGTTTCAGTTCCTGACAGAAGGCTCTTTACAAAACACAACTGGTTCCAAAGCGAATCGCACAAAGTTAGCTTCTACAAAAAAGGGCGTTGAAAACTTCCTGACTGGTTCGCTTCTTGAGGTCAGACCTATGAGCATCAATAAGCTTCAGGGTCTACAGATCAAGGTCGCGACTGTTGATGAGTGGCTTTCCGGTGACATTCGAGAGGATGTTATCGGTGCCATTGAGCAGGGTGCATCCAAGGTGAATGACTACATCATCGTTGCAATCAGCTCGGAAGGTACAGTTCGTAATGGAAGTGGCGACACCATCAAAATGGAGTTGATGGACATCCTTAAGGGCGACTACATCAATCCCCATGTTTCGATATGGTGGTACAAACTTGATTCCATTGACGAAGTCGGAGATCCGGAAATGTGGCTCAAGGCTAATCCGAATCTCGGAAAAACCGTAAGCTATGAAACTTATCAACTTGATGTTGAAAGAGCTGAAAAAGCTCCAGCTGCCCGAAACGATATTCTTGCAAAGAGATTTGGGCTGCCTATGGAGGGCTACACCTATTACTTCACCTATGAAGAAACCCTTCCGCATCGAAAGAGGGATTTCTGGCAGATGCCTTGCTCCCTCGGTGCAGACTTGTCGCAGGGCGATGACTTCTGTGCCTTTACATTTCTATTTCCATTGCCAAACGGTTCCTTTGGCGTTAAGACGAGAAACTACATCACCTCTACAACTTTAATGAAGCTGCCAGCTGCTATGAGGATCAAGTACGATCAATTCATGGCTGAGGGCAGTTTAATTGTTTTAGAGGGCGCCGTACTTAACATGATGGATGTGTATGAAGATTTAGACAATCATATTCAGGAGTGCGGATACGATGTTCGTTGTCTTGGATTTGACCCTTATAATGCGAAAGAATTCGTAGCGAGATGGGAATCAGAAAACGGTCCGTTTGGAATTGAGAAAGTCATCCAGGGCGCTAAAACCGAGTCGGTTCCACTCGGAGAACTGAAGAAGCTTTCTGAAGAAAGAATGCTTATCTTCGACGAGGACCTTATGACCTTTGCTATGGGTAACTGTATTACACTTGAAGATACAAACGGAAACCGGAAACTTTTGAAAAAGCGGTATGAGCAGAAAATCGATGCTGTTGCAGCAATGATGGATGCCTATATTGCTTATAAACTTAATCGAGATGCATTTGAATAAGGAGGTGGTCAAGTTGGATGAGATGTATCATCACGGCATTCTCGGTCAGAAATGGGGCGTTCGCCGTTTTCAAAACAAAGACGGAACTTTGACCACAGCCGGTCAAAAGCGTTTGGAAAAGAAAGATGCAAAGTGGGCTCATAAAAACCATGACAAAATCGTATCCAAAGCCCGCAAAGATGTTTCCAAAGAACTCGATCAGTACGCCAATCAACTATTAAAAAATCCTTCTTCCATGACATCGAAAGGTAAAATCAGCTCCTCGGCTATCAATTCCTATAACCGGAAAATGGCTGAGTTGATGAATGAGTCCGTTAAAAATGTTACCGCACCTTCAGGGCGTGTCGTTCAATTCGTTGCGAAACGAGGCGAAGTCGGTGTACATATGGCTCTGGCTGACAGAGGCTATGATATGCAACAGCTTAAGAATGGTATCTGGGCTTCCGGTCGAGTTGCCTATAAGAAGAAAAATGTTGATATGGTTTAAGGAGGTGATGATTCAAAATGGAGATGTCTTTTGGTTCCAGACTAAAACATGCTTGGAATGCATTTACCGGTAATATTCAAATGAACTACCGGGACTTAGGTATGAGTTACTCATATCGAGCTGACAGACCAAGAATGTCCAGAGGCAACGAAAGGTCAATCATTACATCGGTGTATAACCGAATTGCACTTGATGTTGCAGCACTGAATGTTCAGCATGTCCGTCTGGATGAAAATGGGCGTTTTCTTTCGGTCATCGATGACGGATTGAATAATTGCCTCACTCTGGAAGCTAATGTCGATCAGACAGCACGTTCGTTCATTCAAGATGTAGTTATTTCTATGTTTGATGAAGGAAGCGTAGCAATCGTTCCGGTCGATACAACGACTGACCCGAATGTGTCCGGTTCGTATGACATTCAGTCTTTGCGTGTCGGACAGATTTTGGATTGGTATCCGCAATATATTCGTACTCGTGTGTACAATGAACAGACGGGCAGAAAAGAAGATATTGTAGTGCCAAAAAGTGCAGTGGCTATCATTGAGAATCCGCTGTACGCAGTTATCAATGAACCGAACTCAACTATGCAGCGGCTCATTCGTAAACTTAACCTACTTGATGTCATTGATGAACAAAGTGGATCTGGAAAACTCGATTTGATTATTCAGCTCCCCTATGTTATCAAGACTGAAGCAAGGCGTCAACAGGCCGAAAATCGGCGTAAAGATATAGAAAGTCAGTTGTCGGGTTCTAAGTATGGTATTGCTTATACCGATGGTACCGAGCATATCACACAGTTGAATCGTTCCGTGAACAACAACCTGATGTCCCAGATTGAATACTTGACGAGTATGCTATACAGCCAGTTGGGAATCACTCAGAGCATTTTGGATGGAACAGCGGACGAGAAGACAATGCTGAACTACAACAACCGGACAATCGAGCCGATCATTTCCGCTATTGTTGATGAGATGAAACGAAAGTTTCTGACCAAAACTGCCCGATCACAACGACAGTCGATTTCGTTCTTCAGAGATCCGTTTAAGTTGGTTCCTGTTAATGAAATCGCTGAAATTGCTGACAAATTCACGAGAAATGAAATCATGACTTCGAATGAAATTCGTCAGGTCGTTGGTATGAAACCTTCTGATGACCCAAGAGCAGACGAACTCAGGAATAAGAATCTGAGTGAACCGTCCGGCTCCGATCAGCAGTCGGAAGAAGCACCAATCACCACAGACAATTCAGTTGAAGAGTCAGCAAGTGATTTGGACGACAAAATCTCTAAGCAAAAATCGAAAAAGTAAGGAGGAAATTCAAAATGAGTAGACCTTTTTCGGTTGAGGCTTGTGATTTCAGCGGCTGGGCAACCCGAAATGACCTTAAGTGTTCCGATGGGCGAGTAATTCGTCGGGACGCCTTTAAGAATAACGACGGTATTAAAGTCCCGCTGGTCTGGAATCATCAGCACAACAGTCCTCGTGATGTTCTCGGTCATGCATGGCTTGAGAACCGTGAGGAAGGTGTTTACACCTATGGCTTCCTCAATGACACCGCTGACGGTGAAATTGCGAAAGTCCTTATCAAGCATGGTGACATTTGCGCTCTGTCCATTTACGCCAATCAACTTCAGCAGGCTGGTCCTGATGTACTGCATGGTTGTATTTGTGAGGTGAGTCTTGTGCATAAGGGTGCTAATCCTGGTGCATTTATTGACTCTATGCTGAAGCATGGTGAAATGTCCGATGATGAAGCTATCATCTATACCGGAATGCCTCTTTGCCTTTCCCATTCTGCCGAGTCTAAGGATGAGCAGAAAGAGGAGGAAAAGAAGGAGAATACCAAAGAGGACAAGCCTGCCGAAAGCAAGGAAGAGAAGAAGGACGATGAAGAGACGGTTGCTGATGTAATCGACTCTATGTCCGAAAAGCAGCAGAACGTCATGTATGCACTTATTGCACAGGCTCTCGAAGGTGAACCCGAAAAGGAATCCAAAGATGATTCCGATAACAAATCTGAATCCAATAAGGAGGATAACACAATGAAACATAATGTCTTTGACAACGATCAGCAGAAGAAGACCGAGGTTCTGTCTCACGCTGACCAGGCAAGCATCATTTCCATGGCTAAGTCCAACAGCGTCGGCAGTCTTCGTACTGCTATGGATATCTATGTGGAGCAGAATCCTGACAGCGTTCTGGCTCACGGCATCGATGGTATCGAAACTCTGTTTCCTGAGTACAAAGATGTCCGTCCCGGTGCTCCTGAACTGCTCACTACTGACCAGGGTTGGGTAAACGAGGTTCTGAAGAAGGTTCATAAGAGCCCTATCTCCCGTATCCGTACCCGTCAGGCTGACCTGCGTAACATTGAGGCTCTTCGTGCCAAGGGTTACAAGAAGGGCACTCAGAAGGGTTATGTCGGCAACATCCAGCTGCTCCACAGAACTACCGATCCTCAGACCGTGTATGTGAAGAGCAAGCTTGACCGTGACGACATCATCGATATTCAGGACTTTGATGTGGTGCAGTACCTGTACGGCATCGACCGTATGAATCTGAACGAGGAGCTGGCAACGGCTATCATGATCGGCGATGGTCGTGAGGTTGGTGCTGACGGTAAGATTGCTGAGGATAAGATCCGCCCGATCTGGCTGGATGACGAGCTGTACACCATTCATGCTGATGTCGACATTGCCGGCATGAAGAGCACGCTTCAGGGCACCAACACTTCCGCTAATTTCGGCGAGAATTACATTTATGCAGAAGCCGTGATCCAGTCTCTGTTGTACGCTCGTGAGAAGTATAAGGGCTCTGGCACTCCCGACTTCTACTGCACGCCTCATCTGGTCAATGTCATGCTGCTTGCCCGTGACCTGAATGGTCGCCGCATCTATGACAAGGTCAGTGATCTGGCTGCGGCTCTGAATGTCGGTCAGATCATTACGGCGGAGCAGTTCGAGGGTAAGACTCGTACTACTACGGACAGCAAGACCAAGAAGCTTCTGGGTCTTATGGTCAACCTGGCTGACTATTCTCTGGGCGCTACCAAGGGCGGTGAAATCACTCACTTCACTGATTTCGACATCGACTTCAACCAGGAGAAGAGCCTGCTGGAGACTCGTTGCTCCGGTGCTAACACTCGTGTTATGTCCGCTATTGCTCTGGAAGAGGATGTCACTGACCGCCCTTAACGAGTCTCACGGTTGAACCTGCGGACGGTGAGACGGAATTGCTCGGTAAAACCGCAGCAGATTTGCAGGAGAATGTTGCAATCTCCGGTAGAGAAATTACCGGTACGCTGAAGCTGGTCACCGATTACACGGGATTCAGCAGTGCGACCGATGAGCAGAGTGGTAACTATCTCGCTCTGCATGTAACTCAGGAACCGGAAGATGCAACGGTTACAGTGGAACTGATTGGCGGTAAGAATGGAGCAGTCGAACTGGACGACGATGGTTTGATTGTGCTGAAGATCGCCGATACGGCAAAGCAGTCGGTAAAGGTTACTGCCACCAATGGTGAAGATACCGCCACAAAGACTTATAGTCTTAAGGGACTGACCTTGGCGACTGAGTAAGGAGTGAAAATTCAAAATGGCTAAATTTTATGGAGTAATTGGCTACGCTGTAACAGAAGAGACTAAGCCGGGCGTTTGGACAGAGAAAATCATCGAGCGTATGTACTATGGTGATTTAACTCGTAACACTCGTAGGCTTCAGTCTGCGGAACAACTCAACGACAACATCAATGTTGCGAATGAGATCAGTATCGTAGCCGATCCATTTGCCAATGAGAATTTTCATTCGATGAGGTATGTTGAGTTTATGGGTGCTAAATGGAAGGTGACAAGCGTTGAAGTTCAGTACCCAAGACTTATACTGACTGTGGGAGGTGTATACAATGGCGAGCAGGCTTGATCTGCAAACTTTCCTGGAAGAACTCCTTGAAAGCAAAAATGTGTATTTTCAACCTCCTGAGTCGGTAAAAATGAAATACCCCGCTATCGTTTATGCACTTGATGACATCGAAAATGTGCACGCCGATAACGGGGTTTATTCATCTCACAGACATTATTCGGTCACAGTCATTGACTCTGATCCGGATAGTGAGCTTGTCGGTAAGGTGGTTACTATACCTACCTGCCGATTCGAACGATATTATACAAGCGAGAATCTGAATCACTGGAATTTCTCGCTCTATTTCTGATAAGGAGGAATATCTTTATGTCCAAAATCATTTGGGATAAAACTGGTGAACGCCTGTATGAAACTGGCTGTGACCATGGCGTTCTCTATCCGATGCAGCCCGGCGGCGTTTACAACAAGGGCGTTGCATGGAATGGTCTGACTGCCGTTACCGAGAGTCCTTCCGGTGCTGAGGCTTCCCCGATTTACGCCGATAACATCAAGTATGTGAACCTGGTTTCCAACGAGGAGTTCGGCGCTACCGTCGAGGCATATATGTACCCCGATGAGTTTGCTGAGTGCGATGGTTCTGTTGAGATCATGCCTGGTATGTATGCCGGTCAGCAGTCTCGTAAGACTTTCGGTTTGGCATATCGCACCATTCTGGGCAATGATACCGATCTGAACGATTACGGCTACAAGCTGCATCTGGTCTACGGCTGTCTGGCTGCTCCTTCCGAGAAGGGTTACAGTACGGTCAACGACAGCCCTGAGGCGGCTACTCTGTCCTGGGAGATCAGCACTACTCCTGTCTCCATCAACAAGCTGGTCAACGGTAAGAAGCTGAAGCCGACTGCTACGCTGACCTTTGACTCCACTAAGTTCAGTGCCGAGTTCATGACCCAGCTGGAAGAAATCCTGTATGGTAAGGACCCGACTACCACTGGCGGTAACGATGGTGTCGAGCCTCGCCTGCCTCTGCCCGATGAGATTATTGAACTGTTCGATAAGACTCAGAATCCGGAGGGCTAATCTCTAAAATCATGGAGCCGTATTCAGGTAAGCTGGCGGCTCCAACTTTTTTAATTTGAAAGGAGAAAATTTCAATGACTAAGGAAACTATCACTTATACCGATCTGAACGGTGTTCAGAGAACCGAAGATTTTTACTTCGACCTGTCTAAGCCTGAAATCGTAAAGATGCAGGCGAGCGCTAAAGGTGGCTACGATGTTCAGCTTAAGAGTATCGCTGCCAGTCCGAATGGTGCGCTTATTATGGAGTTCTTCGAGAACTTTATTAAGACCGCTTATGGTGAGAAGAGCGATGATGGCAGACGCTTCATGAAGTCCGAGGAGATTTCCAGAAGCTTTATGGAAACTCCCGCTTACGAGGTACTGTTCGAAAAGCTCGTCACCGATGCCGGTGCTGCATCCGAATTTGTAAATCGTGTGATGCGTGCTAACGGCAATAAGCAGGCTGCACCCATCGCATCTAATTAAAGAAAGCTCGGAGGACTAAGGAATGCTGAAAATTACTGTGCCGGCTGCCGAGTTTTGGGATGAAATTCACGAGGAATTTATCTACAAGAAAGAGCAGACTTTGCAGTTGGAGCATTCCTTAGTCTCTCTTTCAAAATGGGAAAGTAAATGGAACAAGGCATTTCTCGGTAAGCAAGAAAAAACTGATGAGGAGATTCTTGATTATGTACGATGCATGACTTTGACCCAGAATATCGATCCCGAAGTATATACTCGGCTGTCTGCTGAAAACTATGCCGCCATCAATGCGTATATCGAGGCACCAATGACTGCAACTTGTCTCATTGAAGATAAGCAAGCCAGAGGTCACAAGGAAACGGTTACATCTGAGCTTATTTATTACTGGATGATTTCTTATAACATTCCTGTAGAGTTTCAAAAATGGCATTTGAATAGGCTGTTGACTCTCATACGGGTGTGCAATGTCAAGAATTCTCCACCTAAGCGAAGAAGCAAGCGTGAAATGTGGAATCGGAATGCAGCCATCAATGCCGCCAATCGAAAACGCTTTGGTTCTAAGGGGTGATTGAATGAACAGACGATGCCGAAAATGCTTTTTTAAGAAGGTTTGCCATAAAAAGCCATCTTATAAAGCATGGCTGAAAACTTATACCAAAAAAGCAGTTACAGCGATTCTTGTTATTGCATTGATCGATCTGCAACTGTCTTATGTACTTGCATTTATGGGGCAGGTACAAATTGCAGAGTCTCTTTCCAGCACTATCGCCACCACAATTGTGGGTGTTATGGTTGGCTATTTTCTGAAGGCCTTGTTTGAAACTTTCTTTGAAAAAAGAGAAGAGAGATTGAACAAAGAAAGCGAGTCTGCTGAAAATACGAATTATGAGGAGGTTTAGTTATGCCTATCAGTTTTTTGACTACAGCACTGTTGATCGTATCTGTTATCACAAATCTGACAGTGGAGGGCATTAAGAAGTTGCTTGATGGAACGAAGGTCAAGTATTCTTCCAATGTTCTTGCGGCTATTTTATCCGTCCTGATCGCCTGTGCTGTCAGTGTAATTTACCTTATCATGACTGACACCGTCTTCACCATGAAGATCGGAGTTGAGATCGTTGTTCTGATGTATCTGGGCTTCTTGATCTCTACGGTTGGCTATGACAAGGTGATTCAGATGTTGAAGCAGATTCAAAGCGTGAAGGAGGAAACAAAAAATGAGTAACAGTCCTCTGGTATCCTATACCAAGTTGAGCCCGAATCATTCCGGGCAGAGAACTCATGCCGTTGACCGTATTACACCTCATTGCGTAGTCGGTCAGTGCTCGGTAGAAACCCTGGGCAATATTTTTGCTCCGACTTCCCGGCAGGCTTCTTGTCAGTACGGTATCGGTGTAGACGGTCGAGTAGGTATGTATGTGGAGGAGAAGAATCGTTCCTGGTGTTCTTCTTCCAATGCTAACGACCAGCGTGCGATTACAATCGAGTGCGCCAGTGATGCTACACACCCCTATGCATTCAATGATGTTGTGTACGCCAAGCTGATCGAGCTTTGTGCGGACATTTGCAAGCGTTATGGAAAGACCAAGTTGCTGTGGCTCGGTGATAAGACAAAGACTCTGAACTATGAGCCTGCTTCCAATGAAATGGTTCTGACTGTACATCGTTGGTTTGCCAATAAGAGCTGTCCGGGTGACTGGATGTATGCTCGAATGGGTGATCTTGCATCCAAAGTTACAGCGAAGCTCGGAGGTTCTACCGGTGGAAACGATAAGCCGGTCGATAACCAGGTGCTTTATCGGGTTCAGACTGGAGCTTTTGCCAATAAAGCAAATGCTGACACAATGCTTCAGAAAGTAAAAGCCGCCGGTTTCGATACTTACATGGTCAAGGTCGATAACCTTTACAAGATTCAGGTCGGTGCTTTCAGCAAGAAAGCGAATGCCGATGCAATGGCTGCAAGGCTGAAAGCTGCTGGATTCGATACTTATGTAACAACCAAAAGCGGGACGGCGGTTTCGGCATCTTCAGCCAAGAAAAGCACTGACCAGGTTGCCCGTGAAGTGATTCAGGGGTTGTGGGGTAACGGCGCTGATAGAACTAATCGTCTGAAGGTGGCTGGTTATGATCCTTCCGTGATACAGAATCGGGTTAATCAGCTTCTTAAATAAG